GCAAATTTTCCATCGGAGCCTGCTTTCAGGCTCCTCTGCTATTTTTTTAGATCTTCTTTGTCCTTTGGATCTAGAAGTTCCTTACTCTCATTTGAGAGTTCAAAGTACTCATTAATGAGTTTTGCAGTTAAATGATTATTAAGATTGGAAATAATCTTAAGAGACTTATCAACTGTAGAGAACTCCTCTCCGTCATCTTCAAATAATTCTGCATAAGCTTCATCGATACTCAGACCGTTAATAGACTCTAAAGAATGAGCAAGCTGAATTGCATTTGATTCAATCAACTTTTCAGAATCAGAGAGTGTAAATATTCTCTTGGCCACAGCCCTGCTTTCTTGATGAGTTAAGCTTCTTAGTTTAAAAACAAATCCATCAATAGAAACTATCTTTGATAGGGTTCCAACAAAGAGCAATTCTTTGAGCCCCTTAAGCTTCATTGGAGCTACCGGTTCTTCTGCTTTGGCAACCTTCTCGGCTTCCTGCTTATCTAACTTATCAAATATATCTTGGGAATCTTCAGCTAGTTTTTGAGCTTTTGATGCTCGACTTTTACCAGCCATAGGGTGTTCCATTTCAACTTTTTTTCTAGGCATAACGCACTCCTCTAACTTTAACTTATTATACTCTTAACAAAGGAAAGGGGCTCCCACAAAAGCGGTGCCCCTTTAATTTTGAATATTAACTGAATTTAGTATGCAGCAGAGATTAGTCCTGGGAAGTCAAGTGCGCCTCGACGTGAACCAGAATCTGCAAGAAGCTCAGCCTCGTCAATCTGGACGCCAGCAAGCTGTCTAGAGCCGCCAACACCCTGGCTAAGAGCGACTGCCTCACCACCACGCTGTTCAGAAATGTACTCTACATCAACACCAGCATTTTCAACGATAATATAATCTTCTGCCTGATACTGCTTGTCAAGCTGATTGAACCAGCAGTTATGGAAGGTAGTGATGATTGCATCATCGCCAGTACCAGAGAACTGATCAATGACTATGATATCGAATGGAATACGTTGTGCCTGAATGTTACGGAAGCCTCTCGCAAAACCCTCTGGAAGACTCAATCCGTCAAAAGCGACTCGACGAATTGATAGAGAGATTTCTGCACGTTGCTGAGGCACAATTTCAATAGTTCCATCGGTACCAACTTCACTGATTCTTCGGTTAGTACGTCTTTGGCTAATGCTGAAATCTTGAACAGCACCAACTGGCTCGTTATTCACCATGATTACAACTTGGGTGGATAACGCAGTATGCGTAGTGCTATCTAAGATAGAGCCTGTTCTTGGATAAGTTGCCATTTATATTCTCCTGATTATAGAACACCAACTTCAATGTCAATAAAGATGTAATTGATTGGGTAAGCTGGCTGGAATCTTAGATAAACGTTCCACTGCCTTTGATCAACCTTGTCCCTCTCAACTCTAATGCTATCATAATTAGTAATTAGGCCTTGAGAAACTAGTGCTGACATGATTGAAGCAACCCTGGAACTCAAAACACCCTGTGTGTTTTGATCTTCTACTGTACCAATGAATGGTCGTAATGAGTCTCTTAGAACTTGCTTTACACGGTCGCGAATAAAGATGATTGAAATCTCTTCGTCCTCGACAAATCCAGACTGGCTGGTAGTTCTTCCTGCAAGTACTCGTCCACCACCTACGACTGGCTGAAGAACGGTAACGCCTTCACCGCCAAGCGCATTAAGAATGAGTGGACGCTTCTTCTTATCACGAAGAATTGAGAAACCGGCAAGAACTTTGTTAGTAAGAGGTAGTGCAATATTTTGAGAACCTGAGAACCAGCCACCTGCTGCAGCTGCAATGTAGTAACCGTCAATAAACTGGTTAGTGCCAGCTACTTCACGAACAATCTGGTCAGGCCAGAAGTACATCAATCTCTTTTCATCGTAGTTATCAGTTAGCTTGTAGTTAACTAGATCCTCAGTGTTTCCATCTAGAACTTCTTCTGGATCGTCGCCTTGAACTCCTTCGAGAACTCCAATATCTTCAACTGCAACCTCTTCAAGTCCGATAAGAGCATCGGCAGTAACGCCTTGCTGTGCACCAATTAGTGCAACACGCTCTTTCTGAATTGTAATAGAGCTCATAGTATTTACGTGATTGATTGCCGCTCTAAAGATTCCAGAACGGTTCTGAATAGGTAGAGGTACTACAATCTGGCAATCTTCTCTTTCAAGAGCCTCAAATGCCTCGAACCAATTTGAATCATAGAAGTCTGCATCAACTTCATCAATGTAAGATATCTTAACTCCATCACCAGTTTGCAGTGCACCGCTAGATACTAGGTCCTGATGAAGTAGAAGTGCTGCACTTACGTTGGTAGTATCGGACTCATCCTTAATAAAGAACTGAACCTCTTGGCCGTCTCCAACAAGAACGGTGTTACTACCATCATTTGCAACTACTGTTACTGTGCTATCATCAGTAATTCCAGTAATAACTAGTTCCGCGCCCGAGGTTGTATTTCCGAATAATTGAGTGCTGATATCTGAAGTATCAGTATACTTAATTGCTCCAGAATCCTCTAGACTTTGAACAACAATAATCTTTCCTACATCATCTCCATCGAAATCATATTCTAGAGTTGAGAAAGAACCATCTGTCGCAGTAATAATGCCATCATCTCCATCGCCGTCAACTTTAGTATCAGTATTGACAATAGTATATGAGAATGCAGTATCAGAGCTACTGATGAATTGATTTTGTCCAACCGCAGTTTCAAGCTGTGAGTTATAGAATGAAGTTTTATTAGGGAAGATCTGAGTCTCTTCTCCATCACGAACCACAAAGATATTTACCTGGGTATCACCATCTGGTCTACCTGTAATAAGCCCTTCGAATGGTCTTGGGATAATAAAGAACAAGTCGTCAACTTCAGTTCCACCCTGGAATCCACCTTCTCCATCAGAAGTCTCTTCCTCAAGAAGAGTTACTGAGGTTCTGCGTGGAAGTGCAGGCTTAGTCTGTAGAGCAAGAACTGCAGGAGCGCCATTCTCATATGCCATTTGAGCACCCAAAGAAAGGGTGTTAGTTAGGCTTGGAGTGCCGTGCTTTGAAGTTAGCTCTGCTGCACTTAGGAATAGTTGAGGATCATTAATATCTGCTGTTGAGATGTAGCGAGCAATTAATTGATCATTAGCTGATAGTACTCTAGAGTTTACATCAACAAAGAACTTATCTCCAACATCAAATGGTACAGTTCCTGGGTTAATACCAAAGAGAAGTACGCCATTAGTTTGAAGCATATGGAAGGTAAGTCCAGTTTCTGCTAGCCCATCAGAGTTATCATCAACCAGAGTTGGGAATCCAACTGTTGGATCGTCAAAACTTTCTACACGAAGTCTGCGAGATGAAGTTACATTTGTAACCGTATATCGACCTACAGAATCGCCACTACAAATCATCAGAACTTTGCCAACATCGCCAGAGTTAAATACACCCTCAGATGCTGGAGCGCCAGTTACACCATCATGAAGAACTGATGGATCATCAATAAAGAGGTTGGTTGCTCTAATGTCCCAAGTTGTATTTGAAATGCTAGAATCTAGGCTATCAGTTGTTAGAGTTAGAGTAGTTTCATCTTGAGTAGAGTCATACTCAATATCTTCAATTTCGATTCCAACATATCCATCGACACATAGGTAATCACCAACAAGAACCTGTCCCTGGGAGATTAAGTCTCCGTCAAAAAGGAATTGATCTGTGGTATCAGTGGTCGCATCACCACTCTTCATAACTGCGCTTCCAGTTGAGAAGTCAGTGCTGTCTGCAACTACAAAGCCGTCCGCGCACGAGTCTGCATTTCCAGATACAGCGCCAGCAGTGTTGGTGTAGTAAGAATCAGTAAATAGGTATGGTTGACCATTTGCATCTCTAAGCTGTCCAGAGACTGCACCGGTCGCAGTAAAGGTTGTTCTTCCTGGGATTGGATCGCCATTAGAATCGCGAATAACTCCAATCGCCCTGATAGTCCATCTTTCTGCTGGAGCAGAACTATCTACAACAGAGACAAGGTCGTAAAGTCCACAAGTGCTATCTGGAATAACGCCGTTTCCAGTGTTAAGGCTGCTTGCAGAGTATAGTAGTCCGTCCTGATCGCCGATAGATGCCTTCTGTAATTCAAGGCATCCAGTGTCAGGATCTAATCTAAAGTCAAATTTTCCATCGAAATCAGTGTCGTCAACAACGTCCTCTATGCCGTATAGAAGGGTGCCATTTAGATAGAGTTCTGTGCGTCCGGGAACAACTGGTGCCAGTGATAGA